GCTCTGAGAATACTTACAGCATTAGCACTGCTATCAGTTTTTTTAACGGTTAAAGTTCTTCCGCCATTTGAATCGGCGGTGTACATGGTTACGTCTATCGCTCCGCTGGTAGCGTTAGCGAAAACAACTACGTTAGCGTCCGTTACTGTTGTATCACCAGTAATTGTGGTGTAGGGAATTACTGGAGCCTTAGAAAGAGTAATTTCAGTGGCGCCGTTCGCATCCAGAAATACGGCCTTGTCGGCAGGGTATGTAGAAAATACTGTGGAAGTACCACTAAGAGTAAGAGCAGAATCGCTATTACTACTGGCTAATATCGTCGTTCTAGAAAGGGTGTCAGGAGAAGCATCAGTGACTGTACCAATACCTATTTCCCAGTTGTTCCCGCTGACTATGGTATAATAACACGTATTACCGCTACCAATGCCAGCGACAAATGTCTGGAATGCTGCTACCGCACCAGCCAAATTAATCGTACCAGTACCGGTTGTGGTAGTCGTTTCCTTAACCCTATCGGCTATAACTAGAGCCATTTCAGCATCCTTTTAGGGTGACAAAGGGCCAATTTCTAATCTAATATACACCATAAAGAAAAAACCGCCCCATGTTAATAGGACGGTTTTCCCTTTAGGCCAGCTAGTATATAGCTTAGAATGAGCCTAGCAGAACTCGACGGTTATCAAGCACTGCGAAGCCGAGTTCGGCCCATCCATACCAGCCAGCGCGCTGGTGACGGTGGAGCGAGTCGTCTTCGAAGACCTGTACTTCTTGCTTCATCGGCATGATGAAACTATCGTTGCTCTGGAGGTCCAGACCAACAACTAGTTCGACATCAGAGCCAGATGACTCAAGAGCACCGCTTAGCTCGTCGGTAAAGAAGGTCTGGTATTCCTGACCTTCACCGAGTTCATCGATGTCGTGAAGATTCACGCCAAAGATACGAGTAAGGACACCACCACCATCAGCCGCGACATAAATCTCACGACGGGTAATTTCGTCAATCTGGTCAACCTGCCAGTTGCGGATATCTTCCAAAGCTTCGGGGCTAAGGAAAACATCTGACAAACGACCACGGTTGAGTGACGCGGTGTTACCGCCACCGTTACGCCGCATAACGGTCTTCATCAAGCTAACAAGGCGCTTGGTGAACTGACCGGCTGAAGCGTCACTGTCATAAACCAAGATGTTACGGTCAACGCCAGCACTTAGAACAGTGTGCCAACCGTCGTCGTTAATCTTCTTGACGAATGAAGCTTCAAGTACCTGAGCGGCACGACCCACAACATCCCAACGAGCCTCTCGCGCATAGCGAAGGAGGTAATCGATTGAACTGGAAATGCTATAAGTGGGGACCATCACGTAGTCGCCCTCAACATGACGCTCGGGAATACGACCATGGCCGGGGTTGGTGTAGGCGACGAATTCGTCTTCTTCACCGGGGGCCAAGAGGTCTAGTGGGAACTCTGAAGTTGTGCCCGGTTCCATCGGAATGGCTTCAAAAATGCCAGTCACAATATCACCAACCAAAACACCTTGACGAAGAGGAAGCTCAAGAGCCTTGGCTAACTCGCGCTGAGCAGCAAGAGCTTCATTCTTCTCGGAACTACCAGAACGCTTGAGCAATTCAATAAACTGCTCATCTGGTCTTTGCATAAAACTTGCCATTATTTATTCTCCATTCTTATAGGTTAAACAGTCTTAGGCAGAAGGAACGTTGTTATTCGGAAGGCTAATCTCTACCTTCACATAACCGTCTTCATCCTTCTTGGACAAGAATCGACCAACAACGCGGCCAGCGCCTACGGTGTCGTCTTGGTCAGTAGCGAGGTTGCTTGTAGCAATCAAACCACTATGAGCCACATAGGCCAAGCCTCCAGCGGCAGGACTATGACCGGGATAAATCTTGTCGGAAACAACCCAACCCTTCCTAAGAAGAGTAACCTTGCCGCCCTTTTGGACCTCATCCTTATGCCAGTTAATGTGCTGACGAGTAAGGTCAAGGTTTACCATATCGTTAAGCAGCAAGCCAACCGGAACAATACCGGAAATTGCCAAAGCAGCAGTCGTTGGTGATGCGGAGTAGGTTACCAAAGCGTTGCTTTGGTCCATAGCAGCACCTGAACCGCCAGTTGACAAAATTGCAATACCGCCACGAGTGGCGACTTCATTCATGAAGAAAGAAATGTCAGTTTGAAGTTCGTGTCTATCAGCTTTTAAAGCCATTGTTATATCTCCGTTTTTTAAAGTACGTTATGAGACTTAGCCTTGCGCCAGCAGAGGTCTCATTTAGTTCTCGTCATCAACCAACGATGCGGTAGTCTTCAAGACGCTATTTTTTAGCCACGCGCTTGCAGCCATTCTTGCGTCTTGAACTGAATCAGCGTCAGTGTCGTCAGTCAAAGCAGCCTCAACGGACTCTTCGACATCCTCTAGAACCTCGGCATCAGCTTCGGCTTCAGCCTCATCGGCGTCTTCAGTATCTTCGGCTTCTGCATCTTCAGAATCAAGGGCTTCAGCTTCATCGACCTGAGTCTCTGCTTCGACCTCGACATCCTTAGAAGCGATAAGCTGAACGATTTCTGTAAACATTTCGTCGCTTGCTTCAGCAAACTTCTCTAGAGCAGCGTCAATAGCTTCACCTTCAAGACCGGCCTGAACCAGAGCGGTCTTACGAGCCATTACCTTAACTTCAGCCTCATGGGCTGAAATCTTCTCTAGAGCTTCAGTAAGCTCAGCGTCTTTTGTAGCTAGCTTTTCTTCTAGCGCAGCAATAGTCTCTTGAACAGTCTTTAGCTCTTCGGCAGCAGCCTTAGCAGCTTCATCCTTTTCAGAGATAGAAGCTTCTAGAGCATCGACCTGAGCCTTAATTTCTTCGTCTTTCTGACGAGAAATCTCATCCTTAGCAGCCTCTGCCTCTTCTCGGGCGTTGGCTAGCTGGGACTTAAGCTCTTCGACTTGCTGTTCTAGCAAATTATCGTTAGCCATGTTATTCTTCTCCCATATACTAGATTCTTGAATTGAGTATGATGCTTTGCTTTCAAAAGGATTCACATCATTCTTTAAAATGATGCTAGCGGGGTTTGCTGGCTTACTCACCAATCCCTTACCCGAAAAAGAAACGTTCCTTAGTAGTCTTCCAAGTTTATAACCTTCATATTCACCGTCGCCACCGTAGCTTCTTAGGTGCTTGGTAAGCCAAGCTGAAGCCTCGTCTCTGGTTATGGTGTTATGCTCACCCTCTGGCGAAACAACAGCGTAATCAAATCCTGCAAATAGGCACTCCATCGACACAAACCACTTGCCCTGCTCAATCTCAGAGATAAGCTTGCTGGTACGCTCGGCTCTTTCCTCATCGGACCAACCCTTATAAAGAACCGCGCTGGTTATGATGTCAAATTTCTTAGGAGGCTCTTGCAGGTTAGCCGCCATAATCTTGCCGTCGCTTACAACACAGTTGCCAGTGATGTGACCGATAATATCTGCTTCATCGTGCATATAATTAAAGGGCTTATCCTCTGGAGTATTCCTAGCGGACCACGTCTCTTTATAATCGAATACGTCATCGTTTCTATTCCAACCCGTAGAAACTAGTACCGAGTTAAGATAATAAAGGTCAAACTGGTCTGGATTGCTGTTAGCTTTGGCCAAAAATTCGGCTCGCTCAATATCAGCCTGTGCTGGTTCGTATGGTTGAGCGACCGATTGATAAGCTATACTGACGTTATCTAGGATAGCGTCAGCTAAGCCATCATTTATTTCTGCTGCGTATGCTTTTATTGTCATAGGAAAACCTCAACTGAGTATACACCATAATTTGAAATTTTTGTATTTAATGGTATTTTACACCTCGCTGAACTTTAGTCCATAGGCGGAAGATTGAAGATAACGCTTCTCTTCAAGCGTAGGATGGCGGTCATTAGCGACAGCAAAATCCGCCGTTAACTGCTTATAAATCTCAAGCATGTCCCTATCAGCAGATGTCGCGGCGTCTAATATTGCCACAACCGAGGCTGCGTCTACCTCGCTGTAGGGTTTAATGTTGGACAAAACACCAAGCTTGATATACTCTAGTTCATCCATCTCGGCTTTTGTAAGACCCCTAAGATTGGATTTACCATAATTGTGCAGCAATGCAGGATTCAGAATATCTGATACACTTTTTTGTGCCGAAGCCGCCCACAACATCAGATTTGCTAGGTCAGAAGCAGCCTGTCTAGTTTTCACAACCTTCTGCTTTCTCTTAGTCCCGTCCTTTGAGTTTTTGGGCCTTCCATCTTCCGGCCTACCAGTAGGTTTAAACTTATCTTGAGGAGGCTTCATAATGGTTTGTTTTCGCTCCATCTTCTTAAATTCTTCCTCTTCATCGAATTTCGGCCTGTCATCCGGGTTTGTGAGAGGATGGGAACCGCTTTCATCAGAAGGCTTAAGGCCAAGCTCATGAGGAGACAAGGCGTCCTTTGTAAGAGCAATCTTTTCCAAGTCCTGTCTGTGCTGCGGATTGTGATAAGGGCCAGCCTTCGGAGGAGTCTTCTCTCGATTTCTGCCCTGATGCTCTCGGTTAATTCTGATTCTTTCAATCTCTGGAATTTCACCGAAGCGTTCTTGCACGGTTTCACCACTAATCAAATCTCTATCTACTAACTGTATCAAGAGATTCTTTTCAGCGGCTTCATCAGAGAGAACCATCTGGTCAAAGTGAACCTTGGCCGGGAATCTAAATCCCATAGCCTTTTGTACTCGCTCAATTTCCTCTTGCCAGAAATTCACGAGAAGCGTGCGCCCATACTCCAGTCTCTCAACCAAAGTTTTAAGAGAGATGAAGTTGTTTGTAAATCCTCCACCGTTGTTGGCAAGTCCCGTCAAGGTTGGAGGAACTCCCAGACCGGCATAAATGCTGTTCAACACCGGGTCATATTTTTCTGAACCCAAGAACTTGTATACCTGAGAATTGGATTCCTTAAAATCTAGTTCTGGCCCCCACACCAAGTCCATTGTGCCACCACCAACATTGCTCGCCAAGATGTTGCGAAGCTTGTTGATAGCAGACTTCGTGGGGAGAATCTTATTGTCGAGGTCACCCAGCTTCCAAAGGCGGATATTGGAAATGGCTCCATCTAGAGCAGCAATATCAGCGAGCTTCATTTTCTCTAGCATGATAATGTCATCTAGTATGGCATAAATCATTGGGCTTGCCCAAATGCTCCAGTCATCCTTCTTGTAATGAAAAACTCTTAGCTTATCTTTGTCGAGTGGTATTAACTCAAGACCCTTTCCCATCTGGCTAGCCAAATCCAAGGGCATATTAGATACTACAGACTGATTCTTTTTGTACATGTTTCTCAGGGATGTAGAAATCCTAAGAGCATATTCAGGTTCCCCAGCAAATACAGCAAGCTGGCCCCCGATAACCTCAACCGACAATGGATTCAGAAAATCATATTTCCAAGGAATTTCTCGCTTCTTAACAGACAGAAGCTCAATATCCATGTCAGCGGACTTAGACTTTCTAAAATCGTCTTCAATTCTCTTGCTAATCTTTGCGGTGCGCCTCTTGACAACAACGTTTCCGCATCTATAGAGCATGTTCAGAAATCTTTCAGAACGTTCTGGCCCACCGACTTTCGTGAACCACTTTCTATAGAAGGCTTCAATCTTCTTGTTGGGATGGACTACCGTAACACCCTGACTTGAGAAATCACCCATGAGGTCGATAACGTTTCTTATAATTCCAACTTTGCTATACGCATCCATACACATGCGCATGATGTCTTTTTGTTTCTTGGGAACGGATTCTTCACTTCTGAATCGGTCGTAATCCCCCCTGTTCATCCCGGTCCTGACAGACCTGTTGGTTTCAATATCTAAAAATGAACGATAACTAAAAGCAGAAGTCCTCTGAATGCCTTCGTATAGCTCTATGCCTTCAGAAGCCGAATCAAAAGCATCCTGCTTGCTAGAATCATCAGTCCATGTGATAAAACCGGGGTGATTTTGTTTTTCTTCAGCCATGGTGTTCCTTAATGGCAATGGAGTTGGATTAGAATTCTACTGAATCATACACCAAATCAGTAGATATCCTTCATTTGTTCTGTAAACCACTGAGGCCCCATATACATAGGCCCCTCCAGCTTTTCTTGCTGGTCACCCACAAACCCCCCTATTGTGTTGTAGGTGGGCGGAACCGGGGTTCTTTGTATGGTTCTTGCCGCCATGTTTGCCATCAATAAAGCGCTGTACCGGTCTTTTCTTAATCGCCCCTTCTTTCCTCCAGCCGTCTTTACTTCCGGGGTATCCCACTTATCTCGACCAGCAGGAGTTTGCGACATCTCAATCATAGAAAGCTCGTTCTTTAACTCTTCAATCTCCATAACGCAGTCCTCCAGCGTATCGTGCAAGCGCTTCTTCATCTTGTCGTCTGCTACAGACAAACCAAGACTAACGGCATCGAAGAATGGGAAGATTAATATCCTGTCTTCGAAGTCTTTTCTCAGGCCGTGGTTGGCTTCACCCAGCCAGTCGGACTTTGCGAATTGACACATTTCCAATATGTGTAAACCCGGATATCCATCCGTATCTTTTTCTTTGTCTTCTTCAATGATTGGCCATATTGGATATTCCCCTTCCTTGACCTTGTCGTTATCATGCAGGGATTCCATAACCGCGATACCCCCACCTTGAGCATCCATAGCTATTTGTCGGCACGGAAACACTTTCATAAGGTCGCGTATTTTTCTAGCACAATAAGCGTAGAAGTCTGTCTCCGAAACTACTCCAGACTTGACCTTCTCTTTGTGCTCGCCCCTATTCGTTGTCCAACAGTGAGCTATTCTTCGATGGTCCGAATGAAGTTCTAGGACAACAATGCTAAAATTATCAACCTCAGACGCTGGGTCAACTCCATATATGTATTGTGCCGTAGGGTCGCCTCTCAGCATGGATTCAAAAAACACATCTCCGCTGGGAAGGGAGATTGAATTGTCTTTGGTAACCACACAGGACTCCAGTAGAGACCTCTTAAAAAAGCCCTGACTGTCTCTTGTAAAACAGGCGCCATATTCCATTTGGTAGATGCCAGAATGTATGGTGGCTCTAGAACGAGCAACCTGACCAGCATCCATAAACCCCTCTGGAAGAAGCTCAAAAGGGATTCTGATTATACTGTAATCTTTCCAGT